ACCACTTGTTGGATGAGTGCTGATTTTTGTTATCGAAGTGTAAACCAACAAACCACTCCGGTCCAGATCAAAGACCTACAGAGCAACGTCAACCGTCACAATGGATTCAAATGCAGTGTCCCAAAGCGCCCGCGGTATACGCGGCGCAAGCGCTAAGGTATTGTCTCTCCCCCGGTGTTTGCCGCGGTTAATGCGCTGGAATCCAAGGATTCCATCCACGACAGACACGTAACAATCTACTAGATCTGTCTCCCACAATCCGTAAACGGAGTGGAGGAAGGAGCCCAGCATTTCGGGTTCAATTGTTTTTGCCTCAATAGTCATTGTGCGTAGTTCCTCTGCAGTGTACTTATATGCCATGGCCTGATTTCTCATATCCATGTAAGGCGTTGGCGATAATTGTTCGGCTGCGTTCAAAAGGAGTGTTCGTAAACTGGCGATGTGGCGGTGCTCATAAGCGGCAGAGAGTAACTTGCCGCTCATGTAATCTTCGTCGCTCACGGATTTGTTATAATTAGTACGAATCGGGAGCTTACTCACCACACGGCCAAAAGAGGGAACGGGGAATGTTCGATTGACACTCGGTACAAAGCGTTTGCGTAAGAACGTCACTTGCTCGCGCTTCTCCACAAGCTTAGGTTCGCTTACCATACCGATGCTCTTGCTCACTGTATCGAATCCGGCACACATACCGCCTCGATCTTGCACAGTGAACGTCATGTTATCATCCCCGTATACAAAAGTAGTACTGTCAGTTATCCTAGCCTGCTCCAATGCCGCGAGTGATGTGCAAATATTAACGTACCCGTTGCCGGTGGTAGTAGTAACCTCACCGGACCAACGTTGACCCGTCACTCGACCTTTCAACCCATATCTTGTGAACACCCTCACAGATGTGTTGGAAGCAAACTCCCTGACAAACCACTTCGGCGCGCCCATTTTATAGTAAAACATGGACTCCCCTTTACGAACACCGGCGGGTTGCGATCCATCGTTGTTCTTCAAATCGTTCTCGAAGGCTTGACCCGGGGTATGGTGCACTAACTCAGCTATCTCGTCTGCAGTCATTCCCACGCAATATAAGACTTGGTTCCCCTTGTTCTTGGGATTCTTGCGTGACAACTCCTCAGCAATACGACGAGACAAATAATATACGACGGCGCCCATTACAAGATTGTACATATCGCCTCCTTGATAGACGACACGTGGCTGAGCACCATCATATTTGAGTAAAGCCTCCGATTTTGCAAACACGACCTTGTCTGTGTAACCAGGCAACGTGAAGTCTTGCGAGTCCAACAGCGCCTGCAATCTCTCCCGCTTTTGCCCGCTCATCTCACAGAGATAAGCGTCGACCATGCCGCGATCCAATGTGATCATATCCCGCTCATTGACCTTGCCCATGAGCATGTCGTGACCTCGCCAAAAGAGGTCACTCACATCGGGTGACGGCCTGAAGTCGCACCTTTTCTTTACAGCCTGAAGGGTAGCACCCTCGGACTGCGCCACGACCTGCACAGGAACCCCCTCGATAAGCGCGCCCTTGATGGGACGGGACGTGCGGGGGGCACTGGTAGTGCGTGTAACATTCACCGAAGGGTTCACATGGTTGTACCGTACCTCAGTAGGATAATCGACGGGGTAGTTATCAGTAACCCCGCCGACCAATGGTATGGACCTTGAGAACTCAAATTCGATCTCTCCAAAAGTTATTGTCTTTGACATGATGTATAATGTATTGA